CAGCATCGCGTCTGCTTCTTTCAGCCACGCCTGCCGGGTGGCCAGCGCAATGCGGCTGCCCGGGCGCAGCTCTTCGGCGCGTTCCAGCGCCTGTCCTACGGTCATATGTTCACTCTCCTTTTTATAAAGGCCCGGCCGGGCAGGCTCCCCAGCCGGGCTTTTTGTCTGTTTCGGGTTTACTGGGCGGCGTTCTCTGCCGCCGCAATGCGGGCGGCGGTCAGCTCATCCTGCATCTGGCTGTGCTCCAGCACCTCGGCCACTTCGGGCGGCACTTCCACCTCCACGCCGCGGCGGATCTTATAGTTCACACCGTTCACGCTCACGAACAGATCGCCCTTGTAGCGGCTGTTATCCTTGAACAGCCGGATGCGCACATTTTTCTTTTCAGCCATGGCTCACGCCTCCTCAGTTTGCAGCAGCGGTGGCGGAATAGCTGGACGCACTTTCAATGCGCACCATGTACTGCTCCACCAGACGCTCTGCCGCACGCATGCCCTTCCAGCCCACGGAAGCGCGCTGGTTCAGCGGGTCGTCGCCGTAGCCCAGCTGCTTGACGATGTGCTCCAGACCGCCGCCTTCCAGCTCGGTCACGCCGTAGGCGTGGGCACCCAGCACCAGCGTGCCGAACACAGCCAGACCGTCCGGGCAGGTGGAATCCTTCCAGATCTTGGCCTCGCTGGTCTCGATGAAGCGGATGTTGCCCAGCTTGCCGATCTCGCCGCGGAACATGGTGTCCGGGTCGGCGTACTTGTGCACCTCAATGAACTCCTTGCTGGTCTTCAGGTCGTAGGCGGCGTAGGGGTGGATGATGGCAATGTAGCTGTCGCCGATGGGGTCGGCGTTCATCGCGCCCAGCTGTGCCGCCGCCTGAAAGAACAGCTTCGGGGTCAGGGTGCAGGTCTTGTCCAGTGCCTTGCGGCTGGCAACGGCAGTCTCGGTGCCGCCTGCGGCCAGCTTGGGCGCATGCGCCCCGTTTCATCCGGGCGTTTGTAGTACCAGTCCACCACCACGCTCTTGGAGCTGGTGTCCTGCCCTTCATCGTGGATGTACCGGGGCACGTCCAGCACGCTGGCGGTGTGTCCTGCCAGCTGCGGGTACTGCGCGCACAGCCGGGCCGTGTCCTCAAGGCTCAGGCTGAAAAAGTCCGGCGATGCCTGAATATCCGCCACGCCCGGCTCCCAGTAGAGCATCAGCAGGTTCACGCTGCGCACCGCAATGTCGCCAATGCCGCCGCGCATTGCAGGGTCCCAGAAGATGCCGGTCACGCCGGTGCCCTGTTTGAGCTTGCGCCACCAGCAGTCGCTGTATACCTGCTCGTAGTCGGCCTGTTCCAGCACCACCGGCAAAACGCTGGAAAGTGCCCGTGCGGTGTCCTCGTCATCTGCCTCTCGGGGCAGCACGTTCGGTTCCGGGTAGTTGTCCATGGCATCGGCGTGCTTGTTGGCAATGCTGTTGAACAGCCACCCGCTGGAAGGCTGGGCCTTGCCGGGCATCATGGGGTTCTGGTAGTTCTTCCAGTGGCCCATGCGGAACCACAGCTCGTTATCCACAATACGCTTGTCCAGCGCAGCCTTGCCCGCCTTGTACCGCTGCAAGGTCTGCATGGCCTCGGCCACCTGTGCTTCACCCACGGGCAAAGCTTCGTTCTCGTAATCGTCCATTGCGTTTCTCCTTTAAATTCTGTAAAATCTTGCCCGCTTGTGCAGGTTCAGCGG